GCCGATCCCACTCACGAGCCGGCTCCGGCCGTCCAGTAAGGAGCAACCATGCCAACGAGTCAGTTGTACGTCCGACAATTCCCGGCCGAGGATCTCGAGATCACGGAGGATTACGTTGCCGGCCTCGTTGTCCCATGGGATAAGGAGACTCGGATCCTCGAGGCCCGCGACGGCGAGCCGCTGGAGTATCGAGAGTTGTTCGCTCGCGGCTCGTTTGATCGTGCGATTGCCAAGGCGACTCGAGTCTCCTTGACGTTCAACCATGACACCACGCTTGCGGCTCGGATCGGTTACGGGCTCAAGTTTGCCGACTCAGCCGAGGGACTCGTCGGCGAGTTCCGGCTCGATCGCTCGACGGCCGCCAAGGCTCGGGACGTCCTCACGAGCACTCATGGGTGTTTCTCCGTTGGTTTCTACTCGCTCCTACCCAAGGCCGGCACAGAGCGGCCGGGCGAGCTCGTGAGCCGGCGCGCTGCACTCCTCGATCATGTGGCGGCCGTGACGCAGGGCGCCTATCCCGACGCGCTCGCCACCGTCGTCCGGAGCTCGGATCCGGCCTCCGAGGGAGATCCCTCGATTGCCGAGCTCGCGGCGCAGGAGCGCGCCCGGCTCGACGCCGAGCTCCTCGAGCAGATCGCCGAGTGGTCGCGCAAGCAGGCCGAGTGGACTACTTTGCTCAATCAGTAGCAAACGAGCCAACCCTCGTCTCTCGATTGAGCCGGCCGAGCCATCCCTCGTGATTCGTTCCCAACGATCACGGAGGCTCCGCAATGGATCCCATCACAGACAAGCTTGTCCGCGAGCGCCAGGATCTCGTGACTCGGGCCGAGGGCCTCAAGCAAACGGCGTTCGATCAGAAACAACGGGATCTCACCGACGTCGAGCGCTCGACGCTCGAGGAGTTCTCCTCCCGGATCGGCCGGATCGATGAGCAACTCAAGCTCACGACTCGCAACTACCAACTCGACGAGGAGACGAGCCAGGCGATCGCCCGTTACTCGCCGGCCGCTCTCGTCCCGGAGGGATTCAACTACCGATCCGAGGGCGAGGCGTTGTGGGACGTCCTGCACTCCCGTGACGATGACGCCGCTCGAGCTCGGCTCGCTCGGGTGGTCGCTCACGAGCGGGCGGCGCAGCATATGGGCTCGACGGCCGCAGCCACTACGCCGACGGCCGGAGGGTTCGACGGCATCATTGTCAATCCCGTCCTCGGCCCGGTTGTCGCAATGCATCCGACAACCACGCCGTTCCTCACCGTCCTCGGGCCGAGGGATTTCCCGGCCGGTAAGTTCCTCCGGCCGCGCCTCGTCGATCCGGATCTCCTGACGGCAGCCGGAGGCCACGCCGGCAACCTCGAGAAGGGCGAGCTCCCGTCCAAGAAATGGGACTACGCCGAGGATCCCGTCCAGATCACGCTAATCGGCAACTACATCAACCTCTCCTACGAGGCGATCTCGTGGGTGCCCGGCTCGCTCCAGCTTGTGATTGATCACCTCCGGCTCCGGACGGCGCTCGCGCTCGAGGCCAAGGCAGTCGCAGAGGCAGCCAAGACAGGAGCTCACGTCACGCTCGCGGCCGGCGCCGACGCCGCAGCAACCCAGAAGGCCATATGGGACGCAATGGCTCTCGTGTTCCAAGCCACCGGGCAGGCGCCAACGTGGATCGTTGGCGGGCCGTTGGGAACGTCGATGCTCGGATCCAAGGTTGATCTCGCCGGCCGGCCGCTGTTCCCGGTTTCCGGGCCGGCCAACGCGCTCGGCACGGCCAACGGTTTCCAGATCGTCTCGCCGTTCGGGCTCCAACTCGTCACCACGGCCGCGATCACCGACACATCGCTCTACGTCGGCAACTCAGCCGGCCTCGAGGCCTACGTCCGATACTTGCCGGCGCTCCAGGCCGACGAGCCGAGCGTTTACGGCAAGCAGATCGGCTCCGCTGCCGCTGCCGGTTTCTTCCATCCGACAACGGCCGAGGCCGGGCCGAGCAACACTCCTCCGGCGCAGTACAACGCAATCGTCAAGGTTGGGCCGTGACGGATCTAGGCCGGCGAGTCGCCAAGCTCGGCGAGCACGCCGACGAGGACGAGCCGGAGCAGCCGGCCGAGGAGCCGGAGGCCGAGCCGGCCGAGGACGACGTCGAGGAGGAGTGATGAGCGCTCCCGCGAGCTATTGGGACGAGAGCTATCCGCCATCGATCTACGGGCCTCCCGTCATCCCGGCAACCGGCGCAACGGCCGGGATCCCCGGATTCTGGACGCCGGCCGGGAGCACTCCTCCGGCCACCGTCGCAGCACTCCAGGCCGGCTCGGTTACTGCCTCGCCGGCCTCGGGATGGACTACCGGGCAGTACGTCCAGACGGGCACGGCCGGCGCTGCCGGCCGCGCTTGCTGGACGGGTACCGGTTGGGTTGGAGGAGCCGCACCATGAGCGGCACCGTGACGAGGTTGCCTCGAGCCGCTGCCACGCCGGCCGGCTCGAGGTTTCCTCCTGCCGCGCCCGTTTGGGACGGCGATCCCACGATCCTCCTCGAGGACGCTCGAGTCATGCTCCGGATTGCAACGACGGATCCCGACATGCCTCGACTCGCGCAAGTCGTCGACACAGTGATGGAACAGGTTCGTCTGTTCCTCGATTGCTTCGTCCCGTTCGACGATGCCTCGCAGACGGCCGCCATCCCGGCCACGATCTACCAAGCGTGTCTATTGGCAACCGTCGAGGGTTACCGGCGCAAGGACGCAACGTTTGGGCTCTCCGGCTCTTTCACGGCCGACGGCATTCCCGTCAAGATCTCCAACGATTGGCTCGCTCCCGTCCGGATCCTCCTGGCGCCGTATAAAGAACGTTGGGGGTTGGCATGACGACGATTGTTACGCCGGCCGCGCCCGTCCTGCTCGATCCGGCCGAGGAGATCATTGGCAAGCTCGAGGCGGCCGGGATCCGGGCGACGATCGATATCAAGGAGCTCAACCCTCCCGGTTGCTATCTCTCGCCTCCGGAGCTCGAGTTCCGTTTCCGTCAAGGCGATTTCACGGCGACATACACGCTCCTCGTGTGCGCTCCCAACACAACGAGGCGGCTCCAGTACGCCGCTATGAGTTCCCTACTGTTCGCCGTACAACGGGCACTCGGCGAGCGCTCGCCGACGGCGCGGCCGGTAGACGTGCCCACCAACGACGGGACGGCCGTCCTCCTCGGTTACGAGCTCTCCTGGCATGAGCGCGTCCGGCAACCTTCACCAACAAACAAGGAGATCTCATGACGCCTCCCACTCCCACACTCCCGACGGATACCGGCCAACTCGGGCCGGGCTCGCTCACGATCGGCACGTCGCCGGAGCTCGATATCTCCTGCTACGTCAATAACGCCGGGATCGAGGTAGCCAAGACAACCGGCGATCAAACAACCAAGCTATGCGGCGTGAGCCGGCCGGGCGTCACGACGTACGAGTACACACTCACCGGCAACGTAGACGTCGATCTTGCCAACGCCTCGGGCCTCCTGGCGCTCTCGTGGGACTCGCCGGGCTCCTCGCAGGTGTTTGAGTTCATTCCCAACACGGAGCTCGGCACAGTGTTCTCCGGGACGCTCGTGATCGATCCGCTCAACGTCAAGGCCGAGGATTACGGCGCCGACATCACGAGTGATTTCTCATGGGTAATCGTCGGCAAGCCGACGCGGGTAGTCGACGGTGGGACGGTTGCGATCTCGGGGGTGACGGCCGGCTCTCCCGGCTCGTTTCAACCCGGCAACGCCACCGTCCCAGCGAACCTAGCGGCACTCAAGGCCGATCCCGTCGTCGGCGACGCCGGCAGCAATAAGCCAAGCGCGGCATGGACAACCGGGCAGTCGGTTGTCCTCGGTACCGGCTCGGCGCATTGGGACGGCACGGCATGGCTGACGGGAGTGGCGGCGTAGCTCATGGCTGACGGTGGGATGCGGCTCGAGGTTGAGGGACTCAACAAGCTCGTCTCAACCATGCGCAAGGCCGGCATCGATATGTCAGATATGAAGCAGGCCAACAAGAAGGCCGGGACGATCGTCGCCAACGCCGGCCGGGACGTTGCTCCTCGACGTACCGGCCGGCTCGCGGCATCGATCAAGCCGGCGAACCAAGCTCGGCGCGCTCGTGTGCGGGCCGGAGGAGGAGGGATCCGATACGCGCGATTTCAGGAGTTCGGCTCGAGTAAGAACGAGGCGAGGCATTACCTGTACGGATCGGCAGCCAAGACGCGGGACGAGTGGTTACCCGCGTATGAGTGGGAGTTGAATATCATTCTCTCCCGTATCCAAGGAGCCTAGCTATCAAGAAACTCTCGGTTCACGTCGTCATGAGCGACGGGACGATCTATGACACGGAAACACGATCGGCCGACTATGTCGCATACGAGGCCGAGGCCAAAAAGAAGGGTTGGGGCACGCTCCAGGAGGCGCCGTC